CGTCGGCAAAGTTTGACAATCTGTTCAAGGATCCTCGTAACAAGGACAACATTGTCGCCAAGCGCGGTGCGTTGTTCATGATCGAACTCAAGGCTGCGGTACAGGCTCAGGGATTCACTGTGGCACACATCAAGACAGACTCCATCAAGATTCCGGATGCAACACCCGAGATCATTGAGTACATTATGGAGTTTGGCGAGATGTACGGATATACGTTTGAGCACGAGGCTACGTACGAGAAGCTCTGCTTGGTTAACGACGCGGTGTATATTGCCAAGACGAAAGCCGGCAGGAAGCCTAGTGCGTGGTCTGCAACGGGTGCACAGTTCCAGCATCCCTTCGTGTTCAAGACCATGTTCAGTAAAGAGCCGATCGTGTTCAACGACATGTGTGAAGCCAAGTTTGTTACCACGGCTTTATATCTTGACTGGAACGAACCCGACACTCGCACTGCAAAAGAAAAGACTCTTGCGGCCGCCGATATTCCTATGGCGTTTGATCCTGAGTTTGATGCAAAGATGGGTCCGAATTACGATCCTGAAAAGCTGCGCTTCATTGGCAAAGCTGGTTTGTTTTGTCCCATTCTTCCCGGCAAGGGTGGCGCTCAGCTTCTTCGTGAGAAAGACGAGAAGATGTACGCTGCCTCGGGCACTAAGGGCTATCTCTGGATGGAAGCCGACATGGTTGAAACCCTCAACAAGCAAGACGATATCGACAAGAGTCTCTTCACCAATCTGGTGGATGCGGCTGTTGAAAGCATATCCAAGTACGGAGATTACGAGTGGTTTGTCGGTGACTAATGGTTCACAACCATGGTCCCGAAGAGGGGGAAGGTCTGGATTGTCCAGAAACTCAGAGGCTTGATGGCTCTCTGAAGGGCGCCTGCCTTCCCCCTAGCGACTACGAGTTGGCATACAGATATCCTGTGTTGTTCAACGTATGGGGACAATCCCAATAAACAAGGAGAAAACTGATGAGTACATTAACCCGGCTGGCTGACAAAGCAGTAATGCATTATGCAAAAGCCGACACAGCAACCGCAGCATGGTTTGAGTATCGACAGCTGGCCAGTGATTGGCTAGACAAATCTGAAGAATCACTCACGCTGAACAACCCAACACTGTATATTCAATTGGGCAAGAACGTACTCGACGTCGAAATGGGCTACGTACGCGAAGCTCGTCGTCACCGTCGTCTTGGCGATCGCTACCGCAAGAGAATGGTACGGCTTGTTGCTTATACCCAGCCGGTACTCGACGCTTATTCAGAGACCTTCTGATGTCCGAGATGTACCCTATTCGTCATCGAAAAGCCAACGAATCATTTGTTGACAAGATTCGAAGATTGATCAGACGCATCAAAGGCGAGCAGGGTTACGCCAAACGTAGAAGCACCTATCAAGCATGGAACGGACAAGCCATATGATCATCATGGAAACCAGTGGTACGTATCAGGTGCAAGCATATCTTGATGAGGCACAACTCATTACAAACAAGATATCAGCGCTTGTAACCGAGCGAGAAGCTCTTTTCGGCAAATCTCGTGAACTGCTTGAAGCTATTGAGAAGGTGAACCTTGGATAAGCCCTGCCCCACTTGCGGAAAAACAGGCACAGACTTGTGTATCCGCGGAATTACTTACAGCCCGATTTGGTACAAGAAGGAAACTTTTCCTGAAGGCCACGATTCACGACGCACCATCAACAACAAGGAGAATAACTAATGGCTGACAAAAAGATGAACCCGATCACTCTCGAAGGTGTTCGCATTGCATTCCGCAACTTCAGTGGAGCTGAGGGTCAGTTCAACCGCAAGGGCGACCGCAACTTCTGCGTGTTCCTCCCCGAGGACGTAGCTGCTCAGATGGCAAACGAAGGCTGGAACATCCGTACGTTGAAGGCGCGTGAGGAAGAAGACGAGCCTCAGGCCTATATTCAGGTTGCCGTCAACTACAACGGTCGTCCCCCGCGCGTTGTCATGATCACCGAACGTGGTCGTACTTCGCTGGGTGAGGGTGAGATCGATATCCTCGACTGGGCCGAAGTCAAAACCACCGACGTAATCATCCGCCCGTACCAGTGGGAGGTCAGCGGCAAGACCGGAGTCAAGGCCTACATGCAGTCGGTCTACATCACCATCAACGAAGACGAACTCGAGCGTAAGTACGCGGACGTTCCTGACAGCGCCGCCAACTCGCGGGTGCACTTCGAAGAGTCGGAAGAGGATCGTTACTAATGCGCCACGGCGTATATTGCGGAGAGAAGTGGTACAGCATCAGAAGTTGGATGCGCTATGGACTCTTTCACAAATTTGAGACTGGATTCGGTATTGGCCCTATTGTGTTTTGGAAGGAAAACAATGCTACACACTAAGCGTTATAACGTCAATCCGGAAACGGTAGAAGCAATACAGCTTGGCTCAAGTGCTTGGGCAGAAGTTGCTCAGTGGTGTGGAGGCAACGTTGTCGAAGAAGGCATCCTTGTACCTACGCTTGCTGGCAATGTCGACGTTGTATCTTCTGACTACGTAGTTCGAGATGTAGCTACTGGCCGATTCCGTGTCATGGATGAACTCCAATTCCAAGACAAGTACTCGGAGCACAACAGTCGGCTTGTAGCTGGTCGGATCTACAGCAGAGAACAACTGTACTAACTATATCCTAACGGCAGAGGTTGGAGTCTTAATTGGCTCTGACCTCTGCCATGGATTAAAGTTTCCGAAAGGTGGGATTGTGCCGGCAATAAGTAAAAAAATAATCATAGTAGAAACTGGAGAAATCTTCTTGTCGGCACGAGAGTGTGCTCGATACATTGATGGTGACTTCAGTACCATATATGCGTGTTTGCGCGGGCTTCGCAAAAAACACAAAGGCTTTACTTTTGAGTATGTAGAAGGAGAATCATGAAGAATGTATTGGACGAACTGTGGGTTGAAATTGAGGGGTACACCAACTACGTCGTAAGCAATTACGGTGAAATTGTAAACTCTAATACCAATCGTGCTCTTTCGGCAAAACCAGACAGCAAAGGTTACCCAAAGATCAATCTGTGCTACAACGGACTCAAAGATACAAGGTACGTTCACCGCCTTGTAGCTGAAGCGTTTCTTGCAGACTACGATGAGCATTTCGAAGTGGAGCACATTGACGAAAACAAAACTGATTGTTCTGTACGCAACCTTCGTGTAGGCAAAAAAAAAGCGCGGAGGAGTAATCGTGTCAATACTCTTCTGTCCGTGTGAGAGTCAAGCACCACACCCCACACACGTATTCAAGCGTCTTGAAAAAAACAAGTTCATGCCTTACACCTGTTTTGGTGTTGGCGACTATCTAAAGGAGAAATGATGGATCAGATCGAACGGGTAAAGCTCACACTTATTGTGGAGGGCGCCGGTACAAAAACAACAATCAAGTATCAAGCAGTAGACGATCTGTGCTTTGAAAAAAAGGCTTCAGACTTTGATACGCCTAATTTCAGACCGCCATACATGAACTTCCCACAAGATATGGAACACACCATATCGTTCAGGGTTATGCGTGGGGGCAATGGCATTTCACACACGATTGACGTCGAAGCCATACCTGAAGACGAGCAAACAACTGCGCCGACTGTTAATGAGCAGCCAAAGCTTCAAGCATATCTTGGGTATGCAACTACCGAACAACTGTTGGGCGAACTGCAAGCACGTATTGAAAGCGACTATTTCAATGGCGGTGGTGGACTCAGCTATACAACAGTAGACGGACGCCCAAACGCACTCGCCAAGCATTAACAACTAAAAGGAGAAGAACTGATGGCTAAAAAGGATCAAAAGACTTTCTCAATTGAAGGGCATGACGGTTTCTTAGTTACGCACATGAAAGGTGACCCAACCGACAATAAGCTCTTCTTCAAAGTTAGTATGCCAATCTTTGTGTATACGTCCATTGATTTGCATTATGCAAACGACGCTATATCTATGAAGTGGCTTATGGATAATGCCGTTGAGACCGTTGTTTTACAAATGGAAACTCAAATTGAAAACTACCGAAAGGCGCAATTAACTAATGACTGACCTTATATACAGTAGCGACGTAACTGTCAAGCTTGTCCGCCATTCGGCAGCTGACGATTTCGTTGTGCAAGCAGCGCAGGTATCGGCTATTGGCGAAAACAACCCCGACACGGTACCTGCTCGTTTGATTGAAGCTTTGATGAAGGGCCGGCATGGCTCTCCGTTTGAGCACACGTCATTCACGTTCTTTGTGAAAGCACCACTCTTCGTATTCCGTGAATGGCAGCGACACCGCATGTCCAGCTTCAATGAGTGGAGTGGACGATATTCAAAGATGCTGCCGGAATTCTATGTGCCCGGCGTTGAGCGAAAGCTCTGGAACGTAGGCACCAAGATGAAGCCTGAGTTTGTATCCATAAATCCGGGACAAGTTACTAGAGCATCAGAGTTTTGTGACGACGTGTACCGGATTTCTGAAATGTGCTGGGAAGCATACGAGTTCAACCTCAAACAGGGAATTGCTAACGAAGCTGCACGAATCGTATTACCTCTCAATACCTACAGCCAGATGTATTGGACTGTCAATGCTCGATCTCTGATGAACTTCCTCTCATTGCGAGTGGAGTCGGAAGCCAGCCTTGTACGTTCATATCCTCAGTGGGAGATTCAAATGGGTGCCGAGAAAGTGGAAGCGGTATTCGAATCCCTCATGCCTTACACTCACGCAGCGTTTGTCAAGAACGGTCGAGTAGCTCCGTGAAACCCGTAGACGATCATCCACTAGGTGGTCCGTCTTGCGGAGAGCCCAGTCCGTTCTACTCAGATGAGGTTTGTACTCGAAAAGAAGAACACCTCAATGCACGTGGTAAAGACAAATTGCATCACACCCGTGGAACAACAAGGAAATGGAAGGATCAGTCATGATCAAACTTGTTACTACCAAAGAACCAAAAGTGCAAAAGCTTAAGTATACCTATGAGGTAAGGCTTTATTCATCGCAAGAAGAGTTCAACATTGCGTTTGTTAAGCAACGTGCAGGCGTTCCTGAGGACGCCAACCATACACGAATGGTAAACGACGACGACAGCCTAGCTCGTCACAGTTGGGAATGGTGGGAAGTTACCATAGAGGATCAACCATGATGGCCCGAGAGTATTGGATCATCATAGGTACATTCTTTTACTTAGTATTTCTCGGAATCATGTTTTTAGGACTGGTGGAGTAATGGAAAAAGCAACTGGTTGCGGCCGTTTCGATCCTCACGAAGAACACTACTACATAGGTTGGGAAACTTTTTGGGCATGTACTATCTTTTGTAGAGGCGTTGTCAAACCGAAAAAAAAGCCATTAAAGATTAAAGGTTTACACCACCTTGCGTTTTTTGTGGATGAAACCGTTCGCGAATACCCGTACCTAATCCCAGAAGTAGATGTCAACCAAGTTAGATCGTGGGAATTAAAGTACACTCCAATTATTAATCACCTACCCCAGAAAGAAGTAACAATGCGTAAGTATGCAGCAATGTACAATGCCGACGAAGAAGTTTGGTCTATCATCTTTAAAGACGAATCCGAAGACGTGTGGTTTGTCTTCTTGAGCAACGCCGGCGATCAGGAAACAGCAAAACAAATTGCAAGTGCCATGAGCAAGAGGCACCAGTGAGTGAAGTACTGAAAGATCCAGACTGTGCTGTAGGTAAGCACCGTAATTGTAAGGGCGAGGGGTGGAATGTTGAGCTTGACTATGTCGATATCTGCCCCTGCCTATGCCACGAAAGCGAGACCGAATGATTAATCAATTTTCAGAAGAAGCCATGCTTGCCGATAAACTCACGCCTTTGGGTGTTGAGCATTTGCTTTCTACCACGGGCAAAACAATTGACGAGCATGGAGTAAATCATCCAAAGCACTACAACACTGATCCAAGTGGAGTTGAGTGTATCGACATTGCTCGCCACTTGAGCTTCGACATCGGCAGCGCGTTTAAGTACATCTTTCGGGCAGGAAAAAAAGACCTGTCTGGAGACATACTTGATTCAGCAATCAAAGACCTCAAGAAGTCGGTGTGGTATATTGCCGACGAGAGAGCTAACTTTCTTGAGTGGACTGGAGATCACTATCTCTACGATCCGCTTTTGAAAGCAGTTATTAAGTCACGAAAAGGACACATTCGTCAGGCTCTTATTGGTTTCTACAATCAGGACCTTTCCGTTGTTCGTAAGTACGTTCTTCTCGAGATCGAAAGATTAGAAAAAACGAGGTAAGTTAATGCGTCCACTCACTAATAGAGAAATGTGGGCCAAGTACATTGGGTTTGATATACCAACGCAACATCGTTCGTCGGACAACGTAACTACTAAAGAACCTCGCTATGGCTATATTGATGGCGGGATCATTCTTGGTAAGGCCGTTGCTATTACTCGACGAGAGTTTGAAGAAATTTCATACGACGAATGGGATTACGTAAAAGCCATGTTGGTAACGATACCCAACCTTGTTGCCGAGGAAGATATTGATAGGCAAGTGACACTGATTGACAGCACTATTCCAGTTATTACAAGTTTGGTTTAATGCTACATAAGAAAAAAAGAAAGGACTAACATGGCCGGCGAACAAAGAGACGGTGTATATTGGCCGCCAGACACAATACCTCAAGAGGCTATAGACGCCTACACAGAGGCATGGGAGGCTGAAAGAAAAAAGATTGGCCGCGGTATTGCTCCTCCCGGAACTAAGACGCGAGCCGGTATCTCAGCGGCGTTACAAGTACTGTACGAGAAGTGCGTCATTGATTAACTAATGGCAATAGAGCTATATCCGCATCAGTTGAAAGCGCTTGGCGAAATACACAATGGATCTATTCTGAAAGGAGGTGTAGGTACTGGCAAGTCAATCACCGCGATTGCATATTACTTCACTAAGGTTTGTGGTGGAGCTTTCAAGGTCAATGGTAAAGGTGAGCTTAAGCCGTTCACTACGCCTAAAGATATATATGTAGTCACTACCGCAAAAAAAAGAGACAGTAAAGATTGGGAAAAGGAGGCGGCACCGTTCAGTGTTGGTCGTGAGCGGGCTGCCTCCATGGGCAACGTCAAACTAACAGTCGTGTCTTGGAACGATATTATCAACTACACCGAGATCAAGGATGCATTCTTTGTCTTTGATGAACAAAGGCTTGTTGGTAGTGGCGCTTGGGTCAAAGCGTTCATCAAGATATCTAAAGCGAATGAGTGGATCTTGCTCAGCGCTACCCCCGGAGATAACTGGATGGATTACGTACCCGTGTTCGTTGCTAATGGGTACTACAAGAATCGCACTGAGTTCATAAGGCTGCACGTTGTCTTTAGTAACTATTCAAAGTTTCCCAAAATTGATCATTACGTTGAGATAGGCAAACTCGAGAGGCTACGTCGTCTCATCATCGTGGACATGCCATATATTCGTAAGACAATCAGGCACGTAGAAAACATCATCGTTGAGTTTGACAAGGAAAAGTTCCAAAGGGTCTTCAAGGATAGATGGCATATCTACGAGGACCGCCCAATTAGGGATGTGGGAGAACTCTTCATAGTCATGAGGAAGTTGGTGAACTCAGATCCTTCACGCATTGGGGCTGTCTTGCAGCTCATGGAAAAACATCCACGCTTGATCATCTTCTACAACTTCAACTATGAGTTGGAAGCGTTGAGGGTGTTGGGCAATGTCACTGGGATTCCGTTAGCTGAATGGAACGGACACAAGCACCAAGAAATTCCAGAGACTGACAAGTGGCTATATCTAGTTCAGTACACGGCAGGGGCAGAAGGGTGGAACTGTGTAAGTACGGATTCCATAGTCTTCTACTCCTTGAACTACTCGTACAAACTCAATGAGCAAGGCAAAGGTAGGATTGACAGACTCAATACGAAATACGTTGATCTGCATTACTACGTTCTTCGGTCAGGAGCTATGATCGATACCGCTATTAACAAATCACTCACAACAAAGAAATCCTTTAATGAGAAGGACTTCATATCTAAACTCTCTTGAAAGGAGACAGCTCGTGTCTAGTATTGAAATTGGTAGTGCAAAAGCCTTTCGTGAACTCCTCATCGATTGCCAAACAGCTCTCAAATCGCGTGATGATTATATGGCGTATGCCGGCACGCATCGTAGGCTGGAAGCACTCCAAAGAATCATCGACAAGGCCGACTTTGAAATTCAGATGATTGAAGAAGACAAAGAGATTCAGCGGGACATATCCAACATGCACGAACGTCTGGAAAAAAAGCTGAAAGCTGAGCGGGACGCGGCTAACATTGTGGTCTCGGAAAACCTGAAGACGACAAAAAAGCCCGGCCTGTACAAAGACCCCTCAAATGAAGATATGTGGGAACTGTCCGAGTCCTTGGTCTGGCGCTGGGTCAATGGTGGATATTGGACAAAAGTGCCTAAGAACCTTGAGTACACTGGTCCCGGCTTTGATGCACAGCAAAGAGAAAGGAAGCGTATTGCAATTGAGCGGGAACTTGCAACCCCGTTCTGGTTTGGTAACACCATTTTACCATCACCTGATGTCGATCCCGTAGAGATGTCAAAACCTCAGAAAAAAAAGTATGGTTTCTGGGGTATGGTCTAATGATCAGTCGGGAGTTATTGGTCGAGTGCCAAGAAGCTGTCATGTTCATGAGCGGACAGTTTGTATCTGCCGGCGCTCGCCGTAGGTATGACGACTTGCAAAAGATCATTGATGAGCTTGATGCAGAAAATTCCACAAACGTCCATGGCGAGTTTCACACACTCACTTGCGGATGTTTCCCAAATAGTCCGACAGTCAACCGGATCATGGAAGGCGCAAGGTACAGTCCTATCTAAAGAAAACGATCACGCAATACGCAATCCGTTGAAGATCATGCTCAATGGCAAATGGCGTACATTAATCGTTGTCCAAAACACAGAAGAGGTTTAACAATGCGCAAGGCTGTAAAGATCACAGAAAAATCGATAGAAGTCATTGCCGAAGAGTGCTTGATTGGCGAAACCACATACGTGACTAAGGCCGACCTTGCCATCGAATGGTGGGGCCGTTATATCGTGTATGCGCCGGTGGAGAACGACGATCCGTGGTGGGAGATCTCAACAGAGAAGGACTTCCGCTCACGCTACGTATTCAACGCAGAAGAGGATCCTGAACATTTCGTAGAGGTCTTGCGCCTCAAGCAGCACTAACTAAACACAACAAGAGAAGAGCATACAAATGTGGGAAGTATTAGGTTGGGTATTTGTAATAGGACTGGCAGTCTTATTCATGTCAGTAGTAATCGCCGTATGTATCTTGATTGTGAACTTGGTCTTGAAAGAGATTAAACCCACAAA